GTCTACTATTATTTACACTTTTGTTATAAAATACGTGGAAAATGGGGTCAAAACAGTCTGTTTTGACATGTGACTACATATCATAGTATCTTTTGAACTCACTTATTGAAATATGAGAACAATTTGCAACTTTTTTTAGTTGTTTAGGTATAAACTCGTCACCGTCTTCAACTATTCTTATATACTTCGTTCCGGCGTGTGATTCACACGTTGACGCAGTTTGTCTTTCCCAGTTGCCAAAATATGTAGGCGGTTCATGGGTTTTTTTATAATTCTGTGTTCCTGCGTACAAGTTATTTACCTTTGTACGTTCTCCTTTTTCATCTTTTTTGCCTTGAAAATCAAATCCTAGTATATAAATTGTATCATGACCATGTGTACTTGCAAGCCACAAAGCTGTAGGACCACTACTCCAACCCTTGCTTGGTTGAAAGTAATTAAAGCCTTGCATACCGTGATATGCCTTATTAGGGTTTGTCCATACCTGATTTTCCATTTGCCATTTGTGTTGGTTAATTTCTAGTATCATTTTTACGTCAACAGCTACAAGATAATCAGGCTGGTAATGTCTGTATACTGCATTACAGGCATATACTTTTCCGTAATTTCTCAAAGGGTAGAGGTCAATGTCTTTACGACTCTCGCCATTTCCTATAACGAAAGCTACCGTCATCGGTTTACCTCTTTATACTGCTTCTGGTTGTGCTGGAATTCCGTACATTTGTCTGACAAAATCTAGTTCTTTCTCTTGCTCTTCAGCATGAACTTCAGACGCCTTACGGGCTTTATTGATTTGTCTAAGTGTCAATCTTGTTTTACGTGTATCGTCACGTTTGACAATGCTCTCATCATCTGTCGGATCATAAGTCTTATCTTCGATAGGCTCGATGGTTTGTTTGTCAAAATAAAATAATTCTCTAAGTATCATGCTACTATTTATGCTTCTGGCGGTGGCTCTGCGGCTCCGGCTCCTGCATCTCCTTCTGCACCTGTTGTATCTGTTGCTCCAGCTGTAACAGTTGGATCTTCGCCTTCTGGTGCAGTATCAGTTGCACCTTCTAAGTCTGCTCCTATACCTGCACCACTTATACCTGCACCTCTCATTTCTCCTTGTGCATCAGTTGGTGGTTTCTCTAGAGTTTCGTCATTTTCTTCTTTCCAATATCTTTCATTCTCAGCAAGTTCGGCATCTGTCATACCTAAGAAACGTTTCATTGCATACCTATTACTAATAAAAGGAATAGCTTGTATCTGTGCAAAGGTTCCTATTCTTTGATTGTCTAGTTCTGATTGTCTATAACTTGCAAAGTTTTGTGGTGGTTGGAATAATAAATCAAACATTGCAATATCAATGTTTACTCCTTTTTCTAGTAGGTAACGCTTAAATTCTTGATTAAACACTTCTACTAATAAGTTTTGTAAACGTTCACAGTATTTGTTAAATCTTAGTTCTTGAATATACGCTGTACCTACTCTACCATCATTAAACTGACTTTGTCCTTCGTCTTGTGCGGCCGCGGGTAAGTATGAACTAGGAATACGTAAACCCCTAACTAATTTATTTGTAAAATATTTTAGATCGTCAATCTCACCTAAGTTAGTACCACCTGGCAGAGTTTCAACTTTTGATCCACGTCCTTCAGCTGTTTGCGGAAAGAAGTAATCTTCGTTAGTTGAAAGAGGGTTGTAAGCACTATCGATTACTGATGTGCCTCCACCAGTTTTTGACGGAATACGTCTCTGATGGATCTCTGTTTTTACACGTTCTACGAACTGCATTGCCAAGTGTGATGGCATGTTACCAACATCAACATAAAACACTCTACGCTCTGGAGCTCTCTGTGTTCTGTAAATTATGATAGCATCTTCTAATAATTCTTTTTGCTTATATACTTTAAATATGGATTCTAAAAGTGAATTTCCAAACGGTGCGTTATTATCTAATCCTTCTGATAAACTTAAATGCACCATATGTTTTGCATCAACTGCCACTTCTTTATTTTTATCTATACCAAATCTTGATGAGCTACTTGCAGTACCTGTATTACCAACCATTCCTCTCACACCGCCTGTTAGATAACCATCACCGCCGCCGGTAACATTTCCGTTAGTTGTGTAAGGAGTTGTTGCTACTTTATCTACAAAATTTAAATTGATATCTTTTACAATATATTGTTCTGGTTTCTTTCCTTCAGATTCATTAACAATAATACTCGATACCTTTGCAGGATCAATATGAAACCAGTTTGTAGTTTCTGGATCTCTCACAAAGAAAGCATCACCAAATTTAAATACGTTACGCACAATTTTAAACATGCGTGTTTCAAAGTTATTGGACTTTGTCCATTGCTGTAAATATTGTTCTAAGACCTTTATTTCACTACCTGTACCGCGTGTTTTAAAGTCTAATGTAAATGCTGTTTTATTTTGTGTATTTTGTTGTGTGCAAAATTCTGCAAGTATATCTAATGCGGCATTAACTTCTGAGTCTTGATCCATTACATTGTATTGACCGTAACGCTCTACTCTATTGGGAGCTCCGGTATAAACATCAGGTAAAAAACTAGAATAGTTTGTTCTAGCCGGTCCTGGTTGTGATCCTGTATTGCTTAGAGGACTTCCTGTTCCTCCTTGCATTTGATCAACTGGTGTAAAATGTCTTTTCCAACTCATGTGTTTTCCTAGCCTGCCATTAAGTTACCGTTAAGTGCAGAAATCAATTTGTTTTGCCTTTTTTGTACTTCAATTAATTCAGCTAACTGTATATTTATAGCATTTGCTCCTACTTCTGAATTATTTGTGGCTAGTTGTTCTTTGGCTTTTTCTGGTGATTCTAAGTCTCCGGCCATTTTTTTGGTTTCTTCTAAAGCTTCACTATCACTAATCACTTTACTAGTACTTGCTACATCTGTGTTTTCAGATGCGGCATCTCCACCACTAAACAATGATGATAAACTCTTACCTTCTCCACCTAACCATTTTGGTAGATAACTTTTGAAGTTTGGTAATTCAAACTTAAAATTAAATAATCCTGTAAATCCTTCTTTTATTGTAGTCCATGCACCACTCAGTGTTTCGGTAAATCCGTCTTTTATATCTTTAAAAAATCCTGTGATTCCTCCTACTATACCATTCCATGCTTTGCTTATAGTTTCACTAAAGCCGTCTATGGTAAAGAATTCTTTAATGTTGTCCCATCCAATGAATGCTGTTATACCTGCAACTAACAATCCTGCCAATCTAACCCAAGGATTCAATTTCAGTAACGCTACAGTCAAACCACCCACTATTCCGACAAAATCCATATTTGTAAGCAAACCTGCAAAGAAGTCTTTTGCAAGTCCTCCTAGTTTACCCATTACATCACTGAATGCTCCTGAAAAATCTCCAGCCAGTATTTTATCTATTATAGGTTTGACATGACGATCATAAAATTCTGCTAGTGCATTCATGCTATCTTCAAATTTTTGCTTACCACCATCATTCCACCAACCAGTAATACCAGTTATCATATTTTTAATCTTGTCAATCATTCCTGTGCCAACTTCTCCTGCTTTTGTGGAAAGAGAACTAAACCAACCAGTAATAGTATCTAAGTACTTGCCCCAATCAACGTTCATCATGGCTTTACCAACTTCTTTTAATTTAGGTAAAATGTCGCTTTGAAAGTATGCAGATGCTTTAGTATAATATGTATCCATTTCCTCAACTGATGGAATCAAATCACCTATTGTATCTGTAATCTTTTTAAATACGCCACTATCTACAATGTCTGCTATAATTCTTCCTTTTACATTGTTAAGAGCTTCTTCTGCCTGTGCAACTTTTGCCGTCATCTTATCCCTTGCGGCCTGCTCAGCATCTATAGTACCTTCTTGAGTTTTTTGTACCTTTTGTAGTTGTCCAGCTATTTTAAGATATTCACCTGTCGCAGTTCCTCCTGCTATCGAGGCTTGTACTCCTGATTGTCCTAATGTTTTTGCAAAGGCGGCGCCATCGTCTGCAACACTTCTCATAAAGTTATTGGCTTGTTCTGCAGTCATGTTTTGTACATTTGCCGCTTGTTCTCTAAATGTTGCATTGTTGGCCATTAACTGTTGTGTCAACGGATCATTTGCAACACCGTCAGCCATGTCAACTAATGCCGCTTCTAAGTCTGGTGATACCGCCGCAACTTGAGATAATCTGTTTCTTAAATTATCGCCAGCTTCAGCTATAGCCATTTGTCTTCTAATATCTAACGAAGCCGCTTTTTGTTGTGCTTCGATATCTTTTCTGCTTTTACCTGTAAGTTTTGCAATTTTATCTAGTTCTTTAGAATATTCTAACGAACCTTGTATCAACTGTTCTTGTGACATAAACTGTCTTCTGCCACTTAATTGTGTAAGTTCGTTATAGGATATTAAATTTTCATTTAGTTCTTGAGTAGTAAAACCCATTGCCATTAGGTCTTGTCCTGCTGAACTTTGTCGTAATTCCTTACTTAATCTTCCAAAATTTCTAGCACCATCTTGTATGCTATTTCCAAATATTCTTATTCCTTCTGAGTTGGATTGTAAAAGCTGTGCAAACTCTTCTTGTGGTATTGCTGATCTACCTGCTACACTAGCCAGTTCAAACATATTATTACCAAAGCCAGCACCTATAGTAGACAGCTCTCTAAATACATCTACTTGTCCTTCTACAGCTGAAGATAAAGCCGCAAACTCATCTCCAAGAAATGGAACATGTTTTGCAAAGTCTGATATCCTGTTACCACCAAACAGCAATTCTCCTGCAAAACCAGGCATTGCTCCTACTACACCACCTATCGCGGCTGTTAAGGCATGTAAAG